TCTTTTTCATAAACGCCAACCCAAGCCTTTCCATATGCCTTAACCCAATCTTTTGTATAATCTTTTGAGTAAGTTTTAACCCATGCTTTTTGGAATGACTGCCAATCGTCTGTGTTAACTTGTTCGTTAGCTGTTTCATTATCTGTGACAGTGAAGTTACCAGTATACTTACCATTGGCTTTGTCTATTCTAAGATCGTCAATGAAGCCACCAATAGATGCACCCAAGTCACGTCTGTTACCAATTACTAATCTATTTGCACCTGTTAAGTTAGCCGCAGTTGTGTATGTTGTAGCATCAGCAGTACCATTGATGTATACTTTAATTGTATTGCTTATTCTTACAATTGCAACATGGTTAAATGTACCAGCCGACCAAGGGCTGTTGTCATTGGCTGTAAGTCTTGCATTAGTACCTTCGTAGAATATTATCTCACTTGGACTTGATGCATTGTTACCTCTAATGGCCCACTTGACACTATTGTCAGATGAATCATATGCTTCTAAGATTGTTGCGTTGTTTGTACCAGGAGCTCTTAACCAGAATTCAATTGTAAAGTCTTCGTTCTCAAAATTAAAATCATCATCAGAAAAGTTGATTGTAAGGCCACTTGATCCACTACTTGGAATTTCTAATGAAGCAGAACCAAATTTCTTTTGATCTGTACTCTTTGCTGCACTACCATGTACTGTGGTTACATGGTTACCCTGATCAGACAGATCTATTATCTCTGTATCACCATCTGTTGCGTTTGGTACTTCAGCATTCAACATCAACACAGTTGTGTTAAAGTCTTCATATGGATTGTGGTAAACTCTTACATAGTCTTTATTGTAAACACCAACCCATGACTTACCGTATGCAGCAACATAGTCCTTCTCATACGTTTGATTGTAGTCTTTTTCATATACACCAACCCAAGACTTACCATATGCTTTTTGATATACACCAACAAAGCTACCTGTGTATTCTCCTGTGTATGTTTTGACATATGCTTTGGACCATGCTTTTTCATATTCTGTATCATAGTTTTTAACATAGTCTTTGTTCCAAGTCTTACCATAATCTTTTGAGTAAGTCTTGATCCAGTTCTTATCGTATGCTTTAACCCAATCTTTGTTGTATGTAGCAACATAATCTTTTACGTAGTTCTTCTCATATGCTTTGACGTATGTTGCAACATAATCTTTATTCCAAACTTGATCATATGCAGCAGTATAGGCTTTGATCCAATCCTTAGCCCATGACTCATCATATGATTTAACCCAGGCTTTGTCGTAAGTTGTTACATAGTCTTTCTCGTAACCTTTGACCCACTCTTTTGTATATACTCCTACCCAGGCTTTCGTGTAAGTCTTTTGATAAACTGTTGTGTAATCTTTTACATAGTCTTTATCATAGTTGCCATCAAAGGATCCTTCGTATGCTTTCGTATATGTTTTTTCCCATATCTTTGTATAGGAAGCACCCCAATCTTTTGTCCATATCTTTGTATAGTTAGTAGTCTGACTTCCATGAGCAAAGCCACCATAGAAAACAGGACCAACATAAATCTTATCATAGTTCTTAGACCACACTTTTTCATATATCTTATCATATGCTTTTACGTAATCTTTATTGTAAACACCAACCCAGGCTTTTGTAAAAGTCTTAACGTAGTTCTTACTCCATACCTTTGTATAGTCTTTTACATAGTTGCCATCAAAAGAACCTTCGTATGTTTTATCATATGCCTTTTCATATAACTTAACCCAGTTCTTGGTGTAAGTAGCAACGTAGTCTTTAAGATATGATTTGAGATATGTTTGTGCATACTCACCTTGATACAACTTAACATAGTTCTTTAAATAGTCTTTATTGTAAGCAGCAACGTAATCTTTCTCATACGTCTTAACCCAATTCTTTTCATATGTTTTGGTGTAATCACCAACATATAGTTTTTCATAATCCTTAGCATATGCAGCTGCTCTATAGGAATCACCTAAACCTCTATATGTACCAGTGTATGATACACCTCCTAAGAAATTTGTTAGAGCCGCATAATCTTTATCACCTTCATAAGTTTTAGTATACACTGCTCCATCATAACTTATTTGTCCTTCAAAAGCAAGCTGTCCTTGCCATATTTTTGAAAAGGTACCATCTGTTTGATATGTCTTAGTGTATGTCTTATGAAAGTTTTCATCTGCAGCATATGAAGCTCGGCCAACATAATCTTTGAGATAGTCCTTTGCTCCTATATAATTACCATCCCAAACTTTTGTATAGTTTACTTCTGTAGTCCAAAATCTTACAGCTTGATATGTTTTTACGTAATCTACAAAGCCAGTAAAACCTTCACCTGCTGCATTGAGGTATGCAATAGCTCCACCATACTCTTTATTGAATGCCACAAAACTAGTTGCACCAACCCAAGGGCCAGCATTGTAAGCTGCTAAACCAGTGTAAACTTTTGTGTACTGTCCTACATACTCACCTACACCGGTATACGCTTTTGTATAAGTCCGTTGCCATTCTGCTTGGTATATTGTAGTACCAACATATGTCTTTTGATAATCTTTATTGTAACTAATGGTACCAACATAGTCTTTTGTATATCCTACAAACCCAATAAAACCACTATATGTTGGAACATAGTTTTGATAGTTTGTGTAAGTAGCTGTATAAGCAGCTCCATCATATCCACCAACACCTTGGAAGTTTACTATCCTTGAATAGTTTACTTCTGCACTATAAGAACCAGAATAGTTTGCAAATACGTTTGCATCAGCCCAGATACTATCTGGTTGCTTAGTTGCAGAAGCATATTCTTTTTGATAACCTTTAGTACCAGCAAAGTTTACATTAGCTTTGTCATAGTTCTTAGTGTATGTGGCAGTATCAATTGAGTTGTAATTGAGAAAGCCTTCATATGATTTTACATATGTGCCTGCAAAGTTTGATTGCCAAGCAAGAGTAGATGTACGTGTGTTCGTATAGACACCTTGGAATCCATTATAGAATCCATGGAACGCATTAGTGTATACGATGAAAGGAGTACGAGTTCGTTGTCCCGTATAGGACACCTCGAAAACTCTGTCTCCTCCAGCATATTCTTTTGCGTAGAGTCTTGGTGCGTACGAAGTCGACATCTAAGACTCTTCCTAGCTATACGTCTGGTACCAGATATCCCCATTAGCCCCTCCGGATGGACCGGAGGTACTTACGTAGACAACATACGATGAGTCGTTGTTTGATGAGGCTTCAAAGTTCCTAGAAGTTTTTGTTATTTCAGCAGAAGTAATTGCATTAACAAGGCCTCTATCAGTGACGTTTGCTGTTAAAGCAAATGTTGTATTTCCAAAATTTCCTGTAGTGATTCCTGTATCTGGTAACGTTGCTACTTGTATATTTGCAGCAGCGTTAACAATCGTTACACCTGCAACTTTTAATGGCATTACTTATTCTCCAGTTCTTCGATCCGGTTACTCAGCTCTTTAACTGCTTCGATTAATAAAGGAATCAACGACTGATACTTGACGGCGAGATTGCCATTTCCATTTGTAGACACAAGAAACGGTAGCTCTTTTTGGACTTCTTGGGCAATAACACCCAGGTCTGTTTTTCCATTTTTCTCATCATCTGTATCCCACTTAAACATATATCCATTTATGTTTTTCACAACCTCAAGAGCATTTTCCATTTGTTGCAAATCAATTTTTAATCTCTTATCTGAAGAGTAATTAGCTTCAACATCACCAGCACTAATAATATTCTTAAAGTATCCATTACCCATCATCATGGTTGTATTACCAATCTCATGAGTCACATTTGCAGAAGGATGAACATTAGAACCGAGAGTTAATACTCCTGCGGTAGGAACAGTTCCCCCTCTGAGAACCTGAGTAACTGCTAGTGTATTAGCAGAAAATGTTCCGTTGACATAACCGTTGCCAGAAGTAATTGTATGGTTTGTTGAATTTGGGGTAGAAACAGCACCAACAGTAACAACGATTGTACCAGCATCATAGACCAATTGATTAGTTCTATTGATCCACTCTCTAAAGGTATCAGTCGCGGTTGCTACGTTTGCTCCCAAATAAGATGTCTTTGCCATGTTATCCTCTAGCTAGATTCTGTAACAGATTTTTAATTTCACTTATATCCGACTTTAATTGTTCAACATCATTATGTAATTTTTGTGTCTTATTAGCATCAGATCGCTTAGCCTTATACAAAGCAAAAGCACTCTTATCAGTATTTATAAGAGCCATGTTGCTAGCATCACGATGAAGTGTGGGTTCATCTGTTACATATCTTACTCTTTCAACCATATCAAATACTCGTTGCTATAGCTCTAAAGTTTTGTATTCTAGGTACTCTAGCAGCATTGTTACTCAACATTACAATCTTCAATTGGAATTGTTTGTAAGTATCAAACTTATTCTGTGCTGAGTTGTAATAAGTTGCAATCTTAGAATTTTGTGGATCCTTAAATGCTGTTTGTGGTGTATCAATTTTAAACAAATCTGCTTGTGTGTTATCAAAACTAATGTCATTACCAACTGTAATAACTGTACTATTGACAGCTGTAACTGTTTCAATTTGATAGTCAATAGAAGCTGATGTGTTAACAATCTTTACAAGATCACCAACTTCAAGTGCAGATGCTTGTGTGTCTGTTGTTGCAATTAAGTTGTTAGCTGCATCTGCTAACCCTTTACCAACCAATGCAGTTGAAGGAGGTGTAGCAGGTAATTCATATTCAAACTCTAAGAACTCATCTACTTCAGCAGCAGTTTGTTGAGCAGTACCAACTTGTGTTAGCTTTGTCCAATGCCTGTCAATAAACGGATCGCTCTCTAGTTCGTGAGATACTCTACCATAAACTTCAATCTCAGCAGCACCAGGTTTAGTTGCAGTTAGAAAAACTTTTAAGTCTTCTGCATCTAGTCCATCATCAAGAGTAACAACTTTTGACACATATTTAGCTGTTGCATTACCAGTTTGAGGTAAATGCTCATTTGTGTTACTATTGTTAATTAAGTTCTCAACCCTTAAAATATTACTTACAGAGTCGTCAATAACAGGTGAGACTTTTGAATGGTCTGTATTGAATTGGAATACATGTTTCCAAGACTTACCAGTACCAGTTACAATTTCATTAGAATGACTCTTTATAATACCAACTTCTTTTAATCTGTTTCTATTGTTCATTGGATAAGCAGTGTTTGAAGTTTGACCTGAAGCAGTATTACATTGAGCAAACTGTACAATTTGTGTTCCAGAAGGCTCAATCTTATACATCAAGTTATCAAATGCCGTTACATTAAGATCATCAACTGTTGTAACGGTAGCGTTTGCTTCACTATCAGATCCAATAATAACACTTGTGTTATTGAATAAGAATGTTGAATTAGTTGCTGTTGACAAAGCAGCGTGCATTGTTTTTAACTGATCTGTTTGTTCGTAATAAAACACTTCAGCAGAAGGAGTCAATTGAGCATCACCACTTGAAACTGTAATGTCAGGGAAACCTTGAACTGTTAAACTTGTATTGTTTGCAATTGCTGTAACTTTTCTGACAGAGTGGGATGTACCATTTGTTAGAGCAATGAAGTTGCCAACAGCTAAGTCTGTAGAGAAAGCTGTTCCTGTACCAGTTACTGTTTCACTTGTTGAACTAAATGCTACATTACCAGTAATGTTTGCACTATTGTCGTACTTAAAGATTCTCTCACCTTGTGTAAAGTTACCATTAATACTAGACAGTGTAAAGAACTCCATATCATGGTTTTGATAATCTACTGTACCTTGTCTTGATAAAAAGTTAGCTCGATAAATGGTAAACTTAATATCTTCATCCTGGAATGGTTTCCAAGCTCTATTGTTAGAAGATAAGAACATAATACCATCAAAACCATCTCTGTTCAATATAGTTCCTGTTGTCTTATCAGCTTCTCCAGTTTTTCTAACCCAGAGATTATAGTTAGGATTATTACCATCAGGCATAACCACAAAACAATATTCCTGTTGAGCAGCAACAAAGACAGGTGAAGGAAATGTAACAGTAGTAGCTGTTGTGCCATCTGTACTTACATTTACATCAGCAGATCTTAAATGAACTTCACCATAAGGCATAATTTTAGATGATGGGAATCCATTTTCTGTTGTTCTAAGTTGAACAGTTACCCCAAGGTTTGAATCTTTAGATTGAAAATATAGATCCATTTTGGTAATATACATTCCTACATCATCATCTTGATCTTTGATAATGAAAGTCTGTGATATTGGATCATCACCACCATCTCCATCATCTCCATCACCAATTGAGTCATCACCTCGCTGATTAAGTTCTGGAGACGTTGGGTCAACATTTGGTGCCCTCACTGGAACAGGAGGAGAAGGTGGAGGATTAGGAGTAAACCCAACCACTGCTGATGATGTAGCTGTTTGGGATCTTGCACTTCTTGTTGCACTAGTCTCAACAGATGTTCCTGTAACAACTCTTGACTTAGAAACATTCAATTGTTTAGTAGTAAGTTGAATGCTAGATTTATCAATACCAAAATTGTAAGCATTGAATGTTCCACCAGCTGAAGACATTGTACTACGTAATGCAGCGTCTGTTGTACTTTTATCAGAAACAACAAGTTCTCTTTCACCAACTGGGTATGTTCTAGAAGGTAGATGGAACAGTGCGAACAATTCACCATCAGCAGTTGATGTTATAGCGTCACCTAGTGCTCCTGTTGTACGGAAGTTTGCTGCTTCTATTGTATCATCAGCATCAACAGTAGCTGGTTGACATTGTGCATCAACTTGTTTAGAATCAAAATAAACATAATGTCTAGTGTTTGGTTTTACACCAGTTGCATGGAAATAAATAAATTGTTCTCTGATGAATGGGTTGAAAGATATATCTCTAACAAATTCACCAACTGTTTGAGTGTTATTAACTTCTTGAGTGTTAAATTGGTTTTGACTACTTTGTCTAGTAATTGTTCTAATAGTTTCAAAACTCTCAACTGTTTCTACAGCTGTAGTTTGTACAGCATTAGTACCACCACTAACCGGTTGTGATCTTACAGAGGTTGTAGTATTTGTTGTTGTACCTAAACTAGACGTTGAAGAAGTATCACCAATAACATCTGTGCGAGGCTCTTGAATTGCTTCAATGTCTTTAATACTATCTAATAGACTTCTTGTACCTTGTGTTAAATCTAACTCGACGTGAAAGTCATTTGATGGAGGATGTCTAACATCCATAAAGTTATCATAGTCAGGGAATAGTGTTATTCTACCTTTATATCTCCAATAAAACTCAGCAGAGTTTCTTGTTCTTGTAGCAGATCGTTGTTCAAACTGAGCCACATGCTCATAATCTAAAGTGATAAGATTACCAGTTTTGACTGTATTAGCATGACTGTTTGGTGTAATGTCAATAACATTGTTTCTTTGTCTAGTTTGCAATACACCTGCAGCGTGATCATAGCCGGCTTTAAACTCACTATCAACTAATGATGCAACAGTTTTATCTAAGAAATTATCAACAAGTATTCCGTTTTTGAACCTCTCAAGAGAAGTATTTGCAGCAGATGGGATCACCAAATCAACAGCTTGTTGTTCCAATAAATTCAAAGATGTATAATATTGTAATTTCTTGACGCTTTGATCAATTTGACCAATGTCTTTCATTGTGAAGTTACGTTGCTGCTTATTAACTAATTTGTATTGATAATCTAATCTTGCTTTTTCTTGTGCAGTTTTACTTGGCAAAGAAGGATGGACAGGTATTTGTGCAATTGCAAGTGTCATTGCATTTGGTAAGTCTTGTGGAGGAACAGGACGTCCAGCAGACTGACCTTCAACAACTTGGAAATATCCTTGAGGTGATAATACAATCTTATCTATTCTTGGTAAGAAGTGTTGATAATCAACTGTCATTCTCTTACCAGGAGCAGCAAAGTATTGCTCACCACTAAACGAAACAGTGTTAGCTGGGTTCGTTGTAGCTGCAGCAGCTGTTGTAGCGTTTGTTGTATTAGCTGTGTTAGCAGCATGAGGTCTAAAGTCAATAGCATCTCTTAGATCAACAGTAGAACCGTCTAGTGGAGAAGAATAGATAGGAATGTCTTCTGTTCTAATTTTATCAACAGGAAGTGTATCAGTATCATCGTCAATAGGATAGCTATCAACTGAGTAGTAACCCAATCCACTACCACTATTTTGGAAGCTCCTAAGGCTAACAAGAATTCTAGCTGTGCTATTAATTGTAGTATTAGATGCATCTGGCTTGAGTTTTAACTTAGATAAGTTATAGAATCCATCTTGTTGATTTCTAATTAACTCAAACTGACTTGTTTGATCATTAGCATCAGCTTCAATACTTGTAAAGTTATCATACTTTACATATACCTTTTGAATATCAAACACATCAGGAATACCTAAACTCCAAGGACCTACTGATGTTTTTGCATTAGTAGCACAATTTACTTTTACATATGTGTTTGCTGAAAGCGTTTTGTTTCTTTGTAATGACTCACGTTTTTGAACATTGTGTTTAATTACAACTGGTAGTGTTGATTCAAGATTCTTACCACGAGTTATGTTGAGTGTAGCAGTACCTTGGTCAGAACTGATTTGAACATTAGCTGCAGTATTGTTTTGTAAATGAATAGATTTATCAGCAACATATAATCTTCTATGTGCTTTACCACTAACAGAAGAAGTAAATGCTTGTAGAGTAGTTAGATGTGTACCATTTGTAATACCAGTAATCAATTCATCTTGAGCATCAGTAACTCTAATTGTATCTCCAACTTGATACTCAGCTGTAAATGATGTACCAGAACCAGTAACAACATTACCACTAGTAGATACTGTACCAGTTAACGTAACTGTCTGAGCAGAAGAATTGTTTGCAACAATGATGAAATCATTTTCTTCATCAGAAGACAGATAGCTACTTGCTGTATAATCAAATATCTGGTTGCCAGATAGAGCAATTTGTACTGTACCATTTGTTGCAACAGTACCTGTTGAAATAGTACTATACGTATATGTTCCTTCGTTTGCTGCTTTGTGGTTAAATGTTTTTAAACCTTTTACACCAAGAGGAATAACGAACTTTCTTAAATTAGTATCTGTTAGTCTAGCAGCACCATCTCTAAGAACTACATCAGCAAAACCAACACCAGCATTAGATCCAGTAAAATAAGAAATGGCTCTTGTTGATGAGAAAGCTCTACCTTGATTCATTTGTATATCAAAGAGATATAATCTATATTGTCCACTTGATGTACCTGGTGTATTATCTTCGTACTTTACTGATCTGACTCTTGCAGTACCAATAATAGTACCAGAGTAAGTAGGCGCGGATCCAGATACAGCAGTAGCAGTATTTGTGGACGGAACTGTTTCAGCTGATCCAGCTGGGCATGTTGATATTCTGTTACCAGCTGTGTCTAGTAACTTAACTTCTGCACCTGTGTTGAAATCAAATGAACCTAAGAATTCATCAACAATAATATAGTTACCATAACTTTGACTTACTGTAGCATTTTCAACGTTAGCTGTATCTAAACCTTTTCTAATTCTTATACGACCAGCTGTTCTCATCTCATTACGATAACCTTTTACGTATGCTTTACCAGCACCAACAACGACGTGATCAAACGTACTATTACCTTCTAAGTCTTCTGTAGTAAATGAAAAAGGCCTAACAACATAGTCGCCACTTTCTTCATATGTTCTTCTTGCCAACTCCTCACCAAGTTTTGAAAATTGTGTGTCTTCTTTAATTACTTGTGCTCGGCCATCTGTAAATTTCATTAATGTTAAGAAGTTGTTTGCTGCAGCAGCATCTGCATTTGACTTGCTAACTAGTGTAGGAGTTAATTTTAATCTATCTGCACCAGGAGCATTCTCATTATTGAATCCAGCAGCGTTGTCTAATAATGAACTATTAGCTGAGCTGTTAACAATTGATTCAGTAGTTGTAAAACCAACTGAGAAGTTATTAGGCCTGTGATCATAATCCTTTACTTGAACACCTTGTGCAAATACATCAACAAAGTGGCCTTTTTGATAAATGATACCATCAGAAACTGTAACTCTTAAAGTTTGCCCTACCGTGTTAAAATTAAAGCTATCATCACCAGTTCTGTTAAACGTAGTATTTGCAATAACAAGTGAAGCTGTTGAGTTAATTGTTGCTGAGATGTTAGCACCACTACCACCAGATGATGTTACGGTGACAGCTGGAATATCATCGTATCTATAATCTTGGCCTGCTGTAATCAATGTTACAGCTGTGATTCCTCCAGTACTATTTGTAGTTACATTAGCAGTTGCATTGATACCTCTTTGTGAGGCAAATACCAAGGCGTCACCATTTGTATAAGCAGCACCACCGTCATTGATAGTAAATGTATTAGATATTTGTCCATTAGAAGGGTAGAATATAATTGTATCACCAGGAGCAAATTCATCTTTTTGAACTCCACTAGAATTTCCTGAATTGATATATCTACCATACAATGTGTTCAAATCTGGATTTGTAATCTCAAAACCAGATTTTGTATCTATAGTTTGGAAAGTCAAATTTGAAGAAGCGTGTACTGTATATCCGTTTGCAAAATCTGTGATTACATAAGTATCACCACTTGAATCTCTATCGGTTAATTTTACAAAGTTAATTTTGCTTGTAGTAAATGAACAACCACTAACAATACTACCATTCTTAATAATGTTATCACCAAACTTTTCAACTTGGGATTGAAGAATAGTTTGTAGTTGTGTTAGCTCTCTTGCCTGAACTGGAACAGAAGGCTTAAACAGTACTCTATGATGCTGGCTATTGGCAGCATAATCGTCAAAGTATGGAGTTGTATTTAAATTGGTATCAAGAGAATTTGACATTTCTTTCCTCTAAAATTTTAGTACTAGCTTAACTGTTTCGGTTAAAGTGTTTGATCTCGATACAGCTTCAACGTTTTTCAAGAGTAGAACTTCTCCTGATCCTCTAACTAAGTCTGGTGGAATGCTGTTTTTGAAACGTACAGTTTCGGATGAAGTATCCCCTGTTACTATATAGCTGTTTGAAGCACCAAAGGTACCTCTGACAGTCGTCAAAGATGTGTGTGTATTGTTGCTTTGATAGACTGTACCATTGGCTGTTGTAGTTGTTTGTTCAACTGTTTCATCTTCAGTAAAAGCAGTTCCTGTTACTAAGTTATGTTCAAACTTATGTGTTTGCTGGAAGTAATGTGAATTTGATCTTGCAGTATCTTTACCGTTGACAAGGAATGCAGTAAGGTTTGCACTTGCTCCGGAATCATCACCGGTAACATTTCCTGTAGTAGAGAAATGACCATACGCATTAGACAGCTCTAGCTTAGTTGTATTAGCAGCTTGAACATATCCTTTTGCACTAGTTGTAGTGTGTGTTACTATTTCACCAACTGTAAACTCTGCAGATGGCGCATCAATTGTTACTTGAACATTAGCATAGTAAGGATTCTTTAACAATCCAACTGTTCTAAAATCATTATCTGTTTGTATGTTACTTGATTCTGTATTGGCAAAGTCGGTGCTTATGATAACATATTTTGCATCTAACTCACTCTTTGGATCAGCTGAGTGTCCACCAAAAGGACCAATTACAGCTCTTGCAGCTGCTAGGTTAGCAGAAGCCATGTTGTTAGCTTCAATACTTACATTAGCATATGTATATCCAGCTCCTCTTTGTAAGATTTGAATATTAGCAACTGTATTGGTTGATGTGTTAATTAATGCTCTTGCAACAGCGTTAGATCCATCCCCAGATATGGTTACTGTTGGAGTAATCTCATAGCGGCTTGTACTATCTGGGGCTCCAGACAAAGCAGTAGCAATAGTAAGATGCTTGCCAGAAGAATTTGATACGTAATCTGAGATTTTAGAAATCTCACCGTTTGCCACACCAGCAGTAAAATATATTGAACAGTTGTTATAAAAATCATTGTTTCCAGATAAAGTAAAGTCAGTTGATGTAATTTTGAAGTGAGTTGTATTAGTTGAAGATACTACAGCTCCATTAGCAAACTCATTGTAATTGTTACCACTGTTTGATACGAAGTATTGATCAATAGCACCATTAATAGCATTTGCAACAGCATTAGCATGTGCAACTACAGGAATATAGTTATTAGATGTAAATTTATTATAGGTAGCTTGTGGAATTGTATACATGAATCTCCACTGATATCCATCAGCAGCACTCTTTATATACAATGAACTTAGACTTGCCGATACGTCTGAAAATAATGGTTGTGAGTTTGAAGCAGTATTACTATTGTTATCAATACATTTCCAAACATGATAATCAGAACCCTCTTGAGTAACAACATAATATTTTTTAGTATAAAGGTTTGCATCTTGGTCATCATATGGATAGTATGTTGTATTGTTAGACCAGGTACAATTTTCTATACCATGTGAAATATCACTACTTGTAACTTGTTTACCAAACAACATCTCATCATACGTTTGGAATACTGAATTGCTTATCGATAAACTTGGTGTAGGCGTACTTGATTCTGTAAACGCTGTGTGTTTACTTGTAAACACATAGTACATATCATTAGCTGCTTCCGTGACAGATTCAACTAGCTGTCTTGCTCCGTGTACATTGAATTCTTTATATATTCTCTCTGTCATCTTTATGCCTGAGTTATATTAGAGTTAGCAATAGTAGTTGCGACATTCTGCCACAGTTCAAGTTGAGCCTTACCAAAAAGTTTATACCCAGCAGTGTGAGTAACTTCTTTAAGGATTTTCTCATATTTATTTAGCTCGAATTCAGATAGTACTTGATATGAGAACTGTTGGTAAAAGTTGTTGTCTGGAATAAAGTACTTCTCTCCAAGAACACCACTTCTGGTTCTATTATATCCTGTTGCAATACCTGTACCATTTACATTAGCAGTTCCTTCAACAGCTTGTACTGTCTTTCCAATTCTAAAGGTAAGGTCTTCACCTTCTTTGAATCTTAAACCAGAATCAATAATTTCCACTGTGTCAATCAATCCTACACCAACAATAACATTTGCAAAAACATTACCATTTACACCAGTCTTAACAAATCTATCATAGTTATTACCATCTTCTGTTACACTCAACACATTGACTGACTTAGAATTATTGTTTGATTGTAGACGTTCAGCTGTAGTAGAAGAGATAAAAAAGTCATTTTCAATGGAGTGAACTCTTAGTGTCATGGAACTATTGGATTGATTACTACTAAGTACTTTACCAACAGACATTGCATTTTCAGATGTATTGGATTGAACAGTAACAGTACTTGTAGTATGACCAGATAAAAATCCAGTCACTGTGTTATTGTTAAATGTAACTTCATGACCAGTATTGTAAAAGTTACTACCGTTTGTTTTTTGTATAATGTTTCCTAAAACCAATGCAGATGTGTTTGGAATACTTCTAATGGTTGCAAAGTTGTTTACTGTTGAGTTGAGAACTTGTACAACACCTTCTCCAACTGAAAAACTATTGGCTGTAGTAGTACTAAATGTTAAAGTTTGTGTGTCTAAGGCTTTGTATTGCCTGAACATATCACCTTCTTCAATAGTAGTACCAGCTCTGTTATTGTATGTTATTTCAACATTTTTTTGATGAAATCCATCTACAAATTTATTTTGTACTAATACAATTGGATCAGCAGTGTATCCAGATCCAGAACTAATCAATGTAAGATCAGATACTTCACCTAATGATTCATCTTGAAATGAAAGAGATTTATCAATAACATCATCAAGACCTGCTGAAGGTGTCTTAGAAAAACCATACCCAGCAGATGCAACATTACTGTTAGCTCCATTAAGTTTTGTATCAAGGAATAAAACACTACCACTATTAGTACCACTAATAAAGTCTGTATAAACATTAGTACTTACAGCATTACCAACGGAATTAATAGTTACATTAGCACCAGATCCCGATCTATTTCCAATTATATCTGCATATGTATTTGATGTATCACCTTTAACAAATCCTTGAGGTTCGGCAGGCCACAACACATTGTTAGCTGTAATACCAACATTGTTTCCTCTCATACCTACGAATGTACCAGTAGCCCAATTATTAGTAAAAGATGAGAAGTCTGCATTAACTGCATTCTGTTCCTCAAATCTCAACTTAACCACACCAGCAGAAAAGGTTCCTGTATTTTCATATACAATCATTGAACCATTAGAAAATACTGACGAGTTAGTTGTTGTTATTGAAGACACTCTTCCATTTGCAATAACACTACCGGTAGAGTTAATTCCAACAACATATGATGTAACATTAACAGTGTTAACAAAAGTGTTACTAGAAGATGTAAATGTCAATGAAACTCTTGGTGAGTAAATGGTTTCAAACAACTGGAATGTATTTGCTGGACGTGTTTCAAGAGGGTGAGTTGTGTTTGCATCATCAAATACAGCATTTACAAAAGTATTACTAATGTTGTTTACTTGTAAAGTAGTTTCACTAATAATAACATTAGATATAGCACTGTTTGAACTGTAACCAGAACCACCTTGCTTTTTAGATATATTTGGAACACCAGTACCATTTGCAGTTGTTAGTACTCTAACTTTACCTTCTGTAGATGTATTTGCAGTTGACTTTATTATTAGTTCATCACCAATACTGTAATTGTTTCCACCATCACTGAATGTGATACCAGATAATGAACCGTTTAACCTTAATCTATAAGTACCACTTGACTCTATAATTAACTCATTACCAATGAACTCTCCACTCAATTGATCTAAGTACATTATTACAAGTAGTGTACCTTGAACATTAGTTGTAATAATAGAGTTTACATATGCCGTAGCACCAGATGTTTCACCAGTTATTTCGTTACCGAGAAAGGCTTGCAATGCTGATGTGTTTGATGTATACATTTCCAAATACCTTGGAGTAACAAACTCAGCATCAGATGCCTTCAATAAGTATTCATTAGGAATATAGCAATTAGCATTCTTACCATACACTAACTTAAAAAAGAGCTCTATAGCTCTCTTAGATCCTTTTGACCTGTACAAATCAAGTATATGTTTGACTAAGAAACCAGTATCAACTGTTGTTTCTTCTGGTATACTAAACAGATATGTTTCTTTAAAATGTTTTATAAAATCACCAGCAAGTTGATCTGGATCTGTATATTGTATTAAGTCTCTTGAATATCCTAATGACTTTGTAGATTGTTCTAAGTATTCATAATAAGCCTTTACAAACGCCACAAGTAAAGGTCCATCATCTCTGAATGTTTCAGGGAATTGTTGCTCTATGAGTGGTGATAAAAAATCTTCAATGTCGTTTAGAACTGGCATTACAATCTCAACTCTCTGATTGTAATTGTTGTATCTTGAGGTCTGATTAACACAAGATCATTTCGAGCACCAAAGACATCTGGATCAACTGGCCTTACAAACACTTTTAAGTTGCCTGATGTAGCTCCAGATGCAAACGATGTAATAACCAAGTTAGATACAGTTACTGAACCTGTTTCATAATTAATTGTACCAATATCAGGAGCCAATATAACCAAGTCATCTTCTGAAACAGTAACAACTTGTAACACACCAGCACCATTATCTCTCAAAGAAGCTCCTTCGATACTATTGTATACAAATACTTCTGAAGATAGCGCAGGTGTTGATTTACCAATATGAGTATCTTGTGTTAACTCATCTACAGGGTTATCAGCTTTTAGTGGTTGGTTAAACTCTAATGTTTTAGTAAATGAAACACCAGCTTGTGGACCTATAGACTTTCTAATCCTTACCGTCATTTCATTACTTACAATAGATAGATCAGCTTCATTAATCTTTTCAACTAACTTACTTTTACGAAGGGTTGAATCAAACTTATTAAGATTATCAGAATTGAATGTAACAATAGCATCTGAAACTAATGTTTGTATTTCACCTAATGTTTTTAAAGTAGCATTTTTATCAAATTTAACTGTTGAATCTACTACAACATTAATATAGTCTGGATCTATTACTTCAGCTCTTACACCAATTGGCATCTTAGGTTTTAAGAAGTTAACTATTTGAGTTTTAAGAACTGATGGAAGATTATCAAAAGATGCACTTCTTACAGCTAACTTAACTACACCAAATTGTGGAGTTGGTTCATCTGCACCATCGTAGACATGCATTGATGTAATATCACTAAATTCATTTTTAGCTAATGTTATGTAATCTTCTTTAGTAACAGCTCTTTCTTGAACTGCTAATGCTCTTGGAGCTGCAAACTTAATGTCATCTAAGTCTTGGAATTCATCACCATTAGTAGCTCTTGAAACCAATGATATAGTTGCTGGTTCTCCAGCTACAGAAGAGGCAGAAAAACTATTAGCTCCATTTGGATCAGTACCAGAAGATACTCTATATGTTAACTCAACCAGGTTATTGTTTGCTAAGTTTCTTCCAAATGTACCGTTTCCAAATACTACTTTATATGTACCATTAGTAGAAGGTTCAACAAAGAATACATTACTTGTAGCTGTTAAACCAAATAGACTGTTAGCTCTAGTGTACTCACTGTTTGTACTATCCGTGTTTGAAGTACGTACTTTACACGTTAAACTAGTTACATCAACATCAAAGTTATTAATTATAAATTGCTGGGTGTTAGGTGAAGTATTTGAAACTAGGAATGCTTCTTGTATGATTTCGCCTTCATATATTGCAACATTAGATGCTAAGTAACTATTGTTTGCAAATACTGTTATATCAGTATTAGTTGAAAACGTATATGTGTTATCACCAACTGTAGATGTGAAGGCTGTTAGTCTTGGAATAGTAATACTATGAGGATTAGAAGTAGGGTTGACATCTATGTTGATAAATGCTACAGATGATCTATATGATCTTGGTAAGTAGTTGAGCGTCTTTGCAATTGAATATACACTATCTCTCAGTTGTGCACTATCCAAAAACATCTCTGTTGCAACATGATTTAAGTATACGTTATTGTAATATGTATTGTATGCAAGAACATCCAACAATGTGCTCAAAGCAGAGCCTGTAAAGTTATAATCAGCAAATATTGCTTGACCTTCCATAAAGGTTTGCAAATTTGACTTAATTGTATCAAACTCTAAGTTGGCAACCGAAAATTCTGTATTGGCAGCCATTATCTAGTCCTCTCTATAAACAGTGGTAATGTAGCTTGCACACCGGTATTTATGATGCTAAATGTAACGTCAATGTTTGCAGAATTACGATCGTGATCAAAACTTAAATCTGCATATAAAAACTCAGCTCTTGGTTCATGGTTATCTATTGTTTCTAAAATATAGTCATGTAGCATTTGATTAATAAAAGGGGTAGCATTCTCAAACAACAGAGCTTTGAGATTAGAACCTACTGTAGGTTGAAAAAGACGCTCACCTTTGTTTGTAAGCAAAAGATTCCTAACAGATTGCTTAACAGCATTTTCATTTGTCTTTCTATTCAACTCACCAGTTTGTGCATGACGAGAAAAGTCATTAAACAAATCTGAATAAAAGTTTGTTTTAGTTGTTACTTCTGTTGTTAGTCCTACCTTAGACATTTATAAAACCTCATCCATATCTGCTTGATTTGTTGGAACTCTATTTAATTTTTCACCTAACTGATCTAAGAAATCAAATTGTCCTTGAATCTCATCTTTTAGTTTTGGTCCAGCTTTTTCTAATTCCTTTGCCAAATTATTTACAATATTCAAAGCATTTGCACTATCAACAGGTACACCAGTTATAGGATCTATCTGTCTGCTTATAGCTTTACCAGGAGCTGCAGCAGATTTAGCAGCCGATGAAGCAATACCACTTAAAGTTTTTGCTGCACCTTGGAACGCTTTGTTAACTTCTGGAACTGCTTGTTTCAATATACCAGTTGTAGCTTGCATTGCAGATGTGGCTGATTGACGAGCTTGTGAATATGCAGCTTCAAAGTCAGCTTGGGATGCAAAGCCAGATGGTACCATTACTGGTGCACCATCTTCATCAATTTGTGTTTCATAAACAATATTCTCACCTGTACCTTTATCAAATACAATATCAGTAGTTACAGGTCCATCAAAAGTATTTATAGTAGTCATCTTAGTAGCTACTCTTAAACCTGTATCTACAGCAGCTGTTAGTGTCTTAGTTACTTGTTGTAAAGATATTGGTTGTGGTGGAGCTTCGTTTTTTGAATCTCGAACAGGTACGATTGCAGGAGATCCTAATTTTATTGGAATTATCTCTTCACCAATTTGTATACCAGCTGCATCAAAAACAGCTTGAGTTTTAAACTGAATGTTTGGTATCATCTTTCCTGGATCAAATCCTCCTGCAGCAGCACCAGCAACTGAAGAAGTAGTAAAAGCAGATTGTAAACCTCCAGCTGCATTTTGAATTGTACCAAGTACATTACTTGCAGCTCCATCTATTGCACCTTGTAATGCTCCTATACCGCTTAAATCAGGAGTTTGTAATGAACCTAATGCAGCACTACTAAGAGAATCCAAACTTGGTATTCCTGCAGCAGCACCACCAGCTGCGTCTATAAGAGATCCAAGCTGAGAAGCTGCATCTCCAGCTAAACCTTTTGCATCACCAAGCACATCACCCATCATACTTTGTAAACTTGGAAGGTTAGGTTTTAAGGCTTCAGCTTGTGCAAGTAATCCTTCACCAGCTCCTTTGATAGTGTTAAATGCATCATCAGTTACTGCAAAGAGATCAGAAGGTGCACCAGCAGCTATATCAAGTGCTTCAACTGCAGCCATTTTTTCTTTTGTTTTATTAGCAATGTCTTGGAGTAGATTATCTACACCACTGTTAGCTAACTTACTTGCAAATTCTGTTGGATCAATCATGGGTTTAAGTCTATTCTACCAGCTTCAACAGTAGCTTGGCCAGGTTTTGTGTTTGTACCTACTAAGAAGTTAGTTGGTGTATCAATAGTTGTATCTGCAGATGAATCCATGTTTAAACCAGATTCTGTATGAATATTGACGTTACTTACTGCTTTGACATTATAGTTACTACCAACAACAAAGTTAGTATTACCAGCAGTAGAACAAGTAAACGACTTAGATATTTTTCTTCTTTCAAATCCAGTAATGTTCAAATCAACGTTGTTTTGATGAATTGTATTAGATGTACCTTTGTATAAATTTGCTGTATCACCAACTGTCTCATGTTTATCATTGCCAGTTATTCTCGTACTTCTGTTACCATTAATCTGTGTAGCTTTGTTAGTAAGTATAACCTTTTGTTCATTACCAGTAATCTTAGTGACCATATCACCATCTACACGTAAATGATAATCACCTTTTACTTCTTGATATAAATTCTTTTCTACAAATAATCTAACATCTCCTTTTACAGTAAGGTTCATATTGCCTTCGACAACTACATTCTTACCTTTCATAAAGATCTCATAATCATCCCCAACTACTTTTGTAACTCTTGATCCATCAGGTTGTATCTCATAGAAAGTACCTTTCATATGGTATTGATGGATTCTCTCTGCACCTTCTGTGTCATCATATTCCATAACATGACCAGACTCAGTAGTGTAGGTATGGTTAAGAGGATATGCAGACTTGTTTGGAGGTGTTCCAGATCTACCTTCCCAAGGCTGTCCTTTGGCTTCATCGTCAATGAAACTTGTACTACCTCCTTGTCCTCCAACTCTAGGATTAGGTTCATCCCATCTGTTTCTAAAATAAAAAGTTCCAGGAGGTGCATGCACATTATCCTTTGGATGTCCAATTGGCGCACCTGTTTTATCAAATTTTGGACCCTTGCCTAACATTATCTCTTGCGCTGTATCAAGAGGTCTAACTTCCTCAACAATTGGAGGTACAGCTGTTGGTATTTCAGTTGATCTTCCTACTTGTTTTTGAGCTAACGATTCTTCACCCCAAGCTGCTTCACCTCTTGCAAGTTTGTTTACATCACTTTGTTTTAGATATTTCTCTTTAGGATATCTACCAGAAGGATCAGAAAAGCCAACTCCACTAGATAACTTCTCCATTGGTTGACCAACTAATGTTCCAAGAATAATAGGTTGTTGCATGTGAATGCCATCAAGAAACATTCCAACAACCCATGTACCTTCAACAGGTCCAGTTGGACTTATACCAATACCACTAATAGAAGCACTGTTGAATGGCATAACAGGAGTTGCCCATGGTAAGTCTTCAGTTGGAATCATAGCCTTGTCTTCTGTGTGAATACCAAAAGCTCTCACACGGCATCTTCCAAGACTCAAAGGATCATTACGGTCCTCAACAACACCAACAAAGTGTTGAAGTGATTGTAATGTATCTGTTGACTCATTAAGTGTCGTCATGTTCTATCCTACGTTGGTTGGTGTATCTTTAAGTAATGTCAATCTTGTATTATGTTCTGCTTGGCTCCACGAATGAACTACAGAATCAATTAACCAATATCCACTGAATTTTGTTTCTGCTCTTGTTGGTTCATCTTCATTAGCAGATGCTTCTGGCATGTCTATGTTTACCACTTGCCCAGCAGTTATATCATTTCTACCTTCTAATATGATCTCACATCTCGTATTGTATAAACTTGAAAAGAAATATCTTCTTTTTGTAAGAATATCTTCATAGTTTTGTGATGCAGGGGCATTAAACTTTGTTGTATCTTTAAAAAATAACTGTGAGTGTTGACTATCTTTTACAAAAGTGTTTAGCCAATCTTTATCTAATGCAATTCTTTTACCAAGTTTTTGAAATTCACTTTCATTACCAATAATATTAAAACTAGTGTTCTTCCATCGTTTTCCATAGTAATCAACAGCTGTAACGGTATTATGATATACACCTTCAAATGTATTGTATCTATTATCCAGAGGTTCTATTTTATTCATTTCTTTAATTTTATCTTCTGGATTTGATTCAGAACTATCTGGTAATGCTGCCATATACAACTCAATTGGATCTTCTTTTCCTTGTTTTATAAGATGCTCAAGATTTTCAAAACGAAAAGTATGGTTCCAATCAGCATAAAAACTCCATGAAGCACCTTTATATTTTTCTTGACCATATCGCTCATAGTTTCTTCTTGCACAAAATTCAATAGCTTTATATGGATTCAATCCAGGTACAATAAATTTATTTGTTATATCACTTGGTGATTCAGGTGGCTTAGTATAAGAAGGTATTGTCCAAAAATTTTGTGATTGTAAACTTTTAAAGTATCCCTTTGTAGGTACTTCAATATAGTTTCGAAAAATTTTCTCTACAGCATCTGTATATGTACTATTAAAAGATTGATTTACACCTTGTATACCATTTATCAACCCTTCTTTAGATACACAATGAAGTATAAATGCTGATGATTGTTTTGATTGTTCAACATTAATCCCTGATATCTTTTCAACCCAAAATTGCATAGTGATTAGATTTTCTTGATCTGTATCTAAACTATTTGTAAACTTTAGAAATACAAACTCTTGTCCTTGATATCCAACTTTATTAAATCTAGTCAACGAACCCTTAGATTCTGAAAGAGTAATTACTAAATGTATTTCAGGTGAGAATAAACTTTGCTTTAATACACAGTTAATATATTGATCTGACAAGTCATCTATTTCAACAAGCTGCCCTGTAGCATCTACAGCAACAATAGAAAGTTGTTGAACATTTGGTACACTGGGTATATCAACCATATTAACTATCCGGAAACAAGTCTTTCAGCTGTGATATTATTGATGGAACAAAACCTTTATCTATAAGTTTAATATGTTTCTTGTTATCATTAACTCTATCGTAATATGTGAGCGCATCAACAGAACTATAGTCACCACCATTAATGTAAGATAAAGAAGCATTGTGATCAAAGGTATCTTTTGATATTGTTATATTCTTAGATGTGTGTTCATAAAATAATATTTCTGCTTGAGCTGCAGCTAAACTACCATATTTCTTTTTCATCCACGATTCAAAGTTTCTTTGTGATAAAGGCCATTCATAATAAGGATCAAGAAAAACATTTGGTAATAAAACCAGCCAACCTAACTTAACATCATCATAGTAATTGAATGCAACATCTTCTGGTCTTTGGTCATACTTAACAGTAAAATTTTGTAAAGTAAATGCTTGGTTACCAATTATCTCACCTAGTTTCACATTCTTGGTGATATCAACAATTGATCTACCTTTAAATGTTGTTTGTGGAAAAAATGTAGTAAGCATTAAAACCTCTATTAAGTGGAGATACCGTTTTGGGCTGTCAAGCCCATTTCTCTGGCTGCACCAGATGATTCATTTGCACCAGTACTACCATAATCACCTTTAGTCCAGATATCTTGCTCTTTGAATCCTAATGTAAGAGTTACACCAGCTGGTTGTCCATTTTCTAAAAATGCTGGACCATTTGGTGCATAGTTAACACTAAGTGTTGTAATAAAAGCTGGCTTAAAAATTATTGTATTCTGAGCACCTCTAGTAGTAATTGAAACATGAGCTTCCATTGGATATTTTAAAAATGGAGATATCTTAGCTTTTTTTGCATCTTTGTCTGTGCTTGTAGAAACAGTTTTAGTTACTCTCTCTGGTAACGAATCCATTCTCATCTTGTTAATCATGTTATGTAAAGTTTTTGATTCTTCTTGAGATTGAGGATACAACTCCCAAGTAAATGAATGGTTCTTTAACTCAACACCCTTGAAGAAAGCTGTTACGTTAGGGTTTGGAACCTCTCCTAAGAATGCACTCAATGTTCCACCAACCTTTCCTTCACCACCAACAGCTGCATTTACAGCTGCTAATACAGAACCACCATCAGCTTGTTTAGCAGCATCCATAGCACTAGAAGCTAACCCTGCAACACTTTTAGTAAAAGCTGTACCCATTTCTCTAGCAGAACCAGCAGCAGCTAAATTTTGACCTACAGCCATTCCAGCTGCAGCAATAGCTCCTCCAATAGCACCTAACTCGGGTGTTGTATAATTTATACCAAAGTTATCAGTAATTGATGAAGGTATAGGTAAAAAATAATGAGTACCTACTTCTGTTTGTTTTTCTTTTTTTACAGCAAACTTATAACTTTGCATTTTAATTGAAAAACAATAATCTGCAGACAAGTCTTGTGGATATACAAAGTAATCTCCACTGAATCTACTTGCTGCTTTTGCATCAGCAATAGATTGAGCTGTCTCTGCTCTTTTAACTGATGATCTTCCGAATGCAGTCATCTCTTATAAATATCCTCATGAGTTACAAAGGCAAATACAAACCAAAACACCCGAATAAATATAACGGGGATCCCACTAATATTATTTATAGGAGTTCGTGGGAGCTCAAACTTATGATCTATTTAGATGAACATAAGGACATCCTTCGGTGGGCAAGTGAAGAGTTTTGTATACCTTATAAGAGTCCAATCGATGGTAGAGTGCATAGATACTTTCCAGACTTTTGGATCAAAAGAAAAACTGGTGGATGTGTCCTTATTGAAGTTAAACCTTATAAACAAACGAGGCCGCCAGATATTAAGAACAAAAACAAAACTAAGACTGGTAGAATAAGTAGAAGGTACTTGAATGAGGTTAAGACTTGGGGAGTTAACGAAGCAAAGTGGAAAGCTGCTAACGAATATTGCAAGGATAGAGGTTGGAAGTTTAAAATAATGACAGAGAAAGAATTAGGTGTCTAATGGCAAGTTATATCTTTACGGATCTTCTTAACAGAGCACCGGCTGAGATTAGAAATAATGCAGCTGATGCTAGAGATTGGCTTCGTACTAATTTGGATAGATCAATATCTCCTGGTAGATTATTGAGACCTGACCCAGATAATAAGACCAGGTTGTCTGCTAGACCAAACCCTGGTACTTTAAATATGTTTATATATGATGCTAAGACCAAAGCTAAGCTACCATACTTTGATAGGTTTCCTCTTATCTTTTATACTGGAGGAACATCAGATGGTTTCTATGGTATGAATCTTCACTATCTTCCTCCTTTACTTAGAGCTAGATTATTTGACCGTATGACAGATAATAGTGTAGGAGAAGCAATTGCAATGGCTTCAAGACTTAAATACTATAAACCATGTATCAAAAGGTATCTAAATAGCCATATAAAGTCTAGATTTGTGCAAGTGTATCCTGATGAATGGAATCTGGCTATTTTCCTACCAACGGAAAGATTTTCTGGTAGTTCAAAGGGTAAAGTGTTTAGTGACACAATAGGTAAGATATAAATGGCTTTTAACAATATAGTTAATAATATTAGAACCGGACTAGGTGGTATAAACACTGCTCTGAATGCTTTTGATGGCATTACTGGTAGAGGCCGAGATGGTGCACAAGCACAGTTTAATGTACAAAGATTAAAGTCACAGATAACTGAAACTAATGGGTTGATGAGACCCAATCTATTTCTTGTTCAATGTACCAATCCATTATGTATAACAGAAAATAGGGATGAACCTTCTAAGTTCCTGGTTAGCTCAGCTACGTTACCTGGTAAAATGATAACAGTTCAACCTCACAGACGTCTTGGTTATGGAACAGAAGATAGAAGAATAACAGGTGCTGTTATGCCAGATGTTACTTTAACTTTCTTTGTTGGTAACAATGGCCAACCTCTTACATATTTTAACGAGTGGTTTGAATATTTATTTTATACAAATGGAACGAAAGGATCAGAAGGAGCATCATCTCAAAGAGGAGTTCCATTGTTCAACATTGGATTCAGAGATCAATACATTTCTACTATTGATATCCTATTGTATGACCAAACACATAACAACTTTTTAAAATATACACTACATGAAGCATTCCCAATGCAAATTGGAGATGTATCACTAGCTTGGGCAGAAAACGATTCATTTGCTTCAGTAGCTATTAACTTTACATACAGATACTATACAATGAACACTCTTGAAGGCCCAGATGTCAACACATCTACTTCTGGAGGTTTCTTAGCTAGCATTAGAAACGGATTGGGTGTTATTAATAGACTAGCAAGTTCAACACCAGCATCAACAGTGTTACAAGCATTAAACTTAGCTGGTGGACAAAAATTATTTTAAACTATGGAGATAAATTATGGGTCTACCTAAGATTGACCATCCTACATTTGATCTGACAGTACCATCAACACAAGAGAGTATCAAGTACAGACCTTTTCTTGTGAAAGAAGAAAAGATACTTCTGATGGCTCAGGAGTCAGGTGAACCAAATGTTTTCGTGGATGCTATTACTCAAGTACTAAACAATTGTGTTATTGATTATGATATTAGTAACTTAACTAGCTTTGATACGGAATACTTGTTCTTGAAGCTGAGAGCAAACAGTGTTTCTGATCTTGCAAAAGTAAATGTTTTTGATGACGATACTGAAAAATATGAAGAGATTGAGATTGATCTTAATGATGTTGAGTGTGCAATCACTGAACAAGAATCATTGATCAAGTTAAATGATCTCGTAAGTATTGAAATGAGATATCCAAACTATGGTGATCTTTTAGCTATGGAAGGTGAAAGTGGATTAGAAACATCGTTAGATATGATATCCAGATGTATTGCTAAAGTATATAATGATGAAGAAACTCTAGAGATGAAAGATTTTACTCAAGAGGAACAAGAAGAATTTATAAATTCATTTCCAGCAGATGCATTTGCTCAAATCCAAAAGTACTTTGAAGCAATGCCAAAAGTAAAGTTGGAAGTTAAGTATAAAGTTAAACTTGATGGTAAAACTAAAACAAAGAAGAAGGTATTACAAGGTATAAACGATTTTTTCTCATAGGGCTGAGTCATATAACACTGGCTGTCTATTATCAACAGATATTCAGCATGGCTCAGCATCATAAATACAGTATAACAGAGATAGAAAATTTATACCCTTTTGAACGTGACATTTATTTTGAAATGCTACTTGACCATGTACAAAAAGTCAACGAACAGCAAAATGGATAACATAGATGGCACAGAAGAAGCTACAAAAAGACTCCGAGTACAATAAGTATGATTTAGACGGAGATGGAATTGTGACAGATGAGGAAATGGCTGCTATAGCCAAGATTGAAGAAATGGAGATGCAGGAGGAGAAGGCTGATGCACAGAGACGAATGGCTTGGGTTAGTCTTATTGCTATGCTTGTTTTTACCTGCCTTGTATTTCTACCAATCTTCCCCGATTCTCGTATTAAGGCTCTTGC